AATATTTCTCTTATCTTATCAGCATTCTTTATCAAAAACATTATTAATGCACCAATTGCCATCTTAGTGATGAAATTAGTTGCCATATCTAAAGGACCTTTTGCTGTTTTCTTAATACCTTTCCCAATTTTTCCCACTACACCACCTTTCTTTTCAACTTTGCCTCTTTCTTTCTTTTCTTTTCTTCTTCTTTTTGTTTTTGTAATAATTTTAATTCTTCTTTTTTCTGTTCAGATTGAGCACCAGTAAGAAATGCTAATGCATCTGTCATGCCAACTATATTATCTACTTTCTGAGTGAATGCTTTATAGTCTATTTTAGCAGAATCAGGTGTTACCTTTGCCACCTTGTCTATATCAACATCCATCAATTTAGATGTATCTATTGATGCAGGTTTTTTTATTTTAGTTTTTCCACCATATGAACTGTCTTCATCCATTATTTTGCTTACTTTTGCTCTCTTCTCTTCCTTATCACCACTAACAAATTTTTTAGCAGCCTCTTTCTGCTTCTTCTTATCCATTACTTTCTTTAAAGTTTTTAAACCAGTTACTAGAGTAGTAAATATAGCCATTTATCCCACCAAATTATAAATTGATTGAACAATCAAATTAGAATCATCACGCATATCAACTGATGAAAAACGTCTTGCTCCTTTTTGAGATGCAGGTGCATTACCAGAGGTTAATCCACCAGAACTACCAGAACCTCCACCACCTACCATGGCAAGTTTACCACCTCCACCATTTGGAGTAGATGGTGGTGAGACTTTTGAACCTGATTGATTTGATGACATCTTTGCTATGCTATTATCTGATGTTTCAGATCTTGTGCCACCTCCTATCTCAGCAGTGCCTCCAGTTGGTGCACCAAAATCAACTGATATGGTCTCAGGATTGGTCATTGACCATGCCTTCAAGAAACCTTCCTCTGCCTTAGTGCCTGGTTTTCCACCCAAATCAACACCAAGACATCCTAATGTTCCATAAGGATCTATGTCACTATGAATCATCATACCTGATCTCTTTCCTATATTACCATCACCACTTCCAATATAAGCAGACCAATCACCTAATCCTTTTAATGCTCCTGATAAAGGACCATGTTCATCAAAACTGTGAACTTTATATGTTCCATCTGGCATTGGATATCCCTCACCAGGTACACCTTTTCTCATTTCTTGTGAAATGTTTGCTGTGCCTGATTTGCCAGATACTACATTGTAAGTTGGTCCTACTTGTTTACCATCTGCATCCTTCATTGTCATTTGACCAGTATTTCCTTTTCCTTTAACACCTATAGATCCACCACCCTTTGCATAAGTTGTACCACCTCTTATAACAGGTTTGTTAGTTCCACCACCCTCTGCATTCATCTGCTCTAAGTTTTCAAGTCCCTCATTTTGAACAGCACCTTTACTCATTACAAATTCACCTGGTTCTAACATTGCAGGTACAGTGTCTCCTGTTCCTTGACCAGGCACTTCACCACCACCTTGCATCTCTGCCTTTGGTTCCCAGTTTGGAATCTCAGGTATTTGTATTGGTTGCATATTGTTTTCTCTAAATTGATCTAGAGGTAAATCAAAATCAGCACCAAATTTATTAGCTATAGCTGCAAATGGATTGAGAATAAATTGTAATCCATCCATGAATCCTTGAATAACAAAATTGATAGGACCTAAAATAAATTTGTTTATACCCCTTATTGTTCCATTAATAAAATCTATGATTCCATTAGTAAAATCCCTCAAGGGTTTCATAATAATCTCAGGATTTTCAAAAATTTTTATTACTTGTTGAAGAACAGCTCCTAAAAGAATATTCTTAAAAAAGTTTATTACCATATCCATCATTCCTTGCACAGGTTTGATAGCTTTATCAACTGTGCTTCCTAGCATCCCTTTTTCTTTTGGTTTCTCTAATTTTTCTTCTCTTGCTTTTTCACTACCTAATTCTTCAGATACTCTTAGATCATCTTGTTTGTCTTTATCTGTTTCTATTTGTTTATCAAAGTTACCAAGAATTTTACTAAGATTATCTTCTATCTTAGTCAGACTAGGTTGAATAACATTAAGGAGAAAATCCTTTACCTCATCTTTCTTGTCTTCATCTGGTTTTATATCCACATTGTTCTTATTTTTCTTTTCATTCTCTCTTCTTAACTTAAGAATATTTTTAAGTTTAGTAATTTTTGTTTCATTATTAGCAACTCTCTTAGTGAGAAATTTTAAAGCTTTATTTTTCTCCTTTTCTTTTTTTAGTTTTTCTTGTGACTTTTGAAATTCTCTTAGATTTATATCTGCCTCTACCTCTGCTAATGTCTGAAACTTCTTTGGTCTTCCTCTTCTTTTCTTGCCAGCACCAACCATTGACTCAGCTAAACCAAGTTTATCAGCAGTTATTGGTTTTTTAGAAGCAGTCTTAGGCATTTTGTTTGCGTTTGAGTTCTTCTTCCTCTAAATGTTGTTTGAGAAGTGCAACATATACATCTCTCTCCCAAGGCATAAGGTTTTCAATCTCAGTTAATGAATATTTATGGTACTGCATCAAGGCAAAATTCAATTTATAATAATTCTCTAGATCCATATGGATCATGCCTACGCGAAAAAAGACGACAAACCCTCCAACACGACAGTACTCTTCTTTTTAGTTTTAGGATTAACAATATCAACAGTGTGAGATAACTTAGGCATTGTTTCAAAGAAAGATTCTATCTCTTTAAACTGTGCTGAGTTCATCTGTTCTAAGAAGTTAACTACCTCTTTCTTTGTACAGTCTGCAGTAGACCAAACTTCCTCTTCATTGTAGATCTTATCAATACAACTTGCTATGAGATCAAAAGATCTTTCCATATTATTCTCTTCTTTAAAATCAAAATTACTTTTGATAAACTGATCTAAGGAAGGATACTTCATCTCCATCATCAAATCATTATCAACTTTGATTTGCTTTGTGTGATCTTCATTCTCTGTTACTTTAATCTCATCAATTGCAATAGTAACAGGAACAGAGGTTACATTATCATCAGGAGCAATTAAATTTACTTCTACATCCTCTCCAACAGATTTACCTCTGATGTTTAGAAATAGATATTCAATATCAAAAGTAGGTAGATCCTCTACTTTAATTCCTTTTGTAAGAATACAACTTTTAATAACTGTCTTGATAGCAGTTGTAATTTGTTTTGTATCTTCACTTTCTAATGCAAGAACTAAAAGTTTTTCTTCTTTTACAAGAAAAGGTCTATAGTTAAGTAATTGTTTTGATGAAGGTAACTCCAACTCATATGTTGGGGTTGCTATGGTAGGTAATGGCATTTCAACTCAAAATTATCAGTATTATATATATGCAACTTTTAGAAACCTATAAAATCTCCTATAGCACTAAACAATCCACTATTCAAGGCTCCAAATGGATTTACAGCAACATTCTTTCTTTCTCTTACATATCTCATATAGGAGAATGAAACATTAACTCTTAATACATCACTAGGACCATATGATACAGGTGTTGATGTAACACTTGAAGGAAAAGCACCCACAAAAGTATACTGTAATTGTTTTGGTGGATCAAGAACATCCTCTATTATATCAGCAAAATCATCAGGATATGCAACATCCTTCTCAAATTTAGAAAGAAATATCTCAGTTCTATACTGTTCTGGATATGTCATTCTATAATTAACATGCCTACTTTTATATGTCTGTCTACTTCCAGTTACACCAACACCTGATATAAAATCAAGCCAACCATCTAACATTTCAATTACATTATAACTACGATCCACCATAAAACTTAAATCTAGAGTTCCATCATACATTCTACGATATGCCATTCTCTCAGTTACACCTGCATAGTCATTGGTAGGTTCATGAGTTGCAAATGATGAACCAGGCAGAACAGCAGAGTCACAAAGCAACTCTATATTTTCACCAGCACGATTATAATCTAAGTCTCTACCAGTCTCTTTTAACAACTGAAATAAACCTGTTGGAGGTTGAATTTTGATTTGATAAACAGAAGTTTGAGCAAGATTAGTTATCCTAGTCTTTAGTTCTGAGGTTTTATAGGGTCTGGGTCTTATATTTGCCACTATAAATAATTGTAATTACATTACTATGTAGGTGAAATGGGACGTAGTTATAAAAGTATCTTCAGACCAAGAAACCCTAAAAAGTATGTTGGAGACTCATCTAACATAGTTTGTAGGAGTAATTGGGAGAGAACCTTCTGTAATTACTGTGATACAAATGACAATATTGTTACATGGGCATCTGAAGAATTCTCAATTCCATACATTTCTCCTATAGATAATAAGAGACATAGATATTATCCTGATTTTTTAATTAAAGTTAAAGAGTCAAATGGTAAATTGAAAAAATATGTCATTGAGATCAAACCTAAAAAACAAACTATTGAACCCAAAAAGAGATCTAGAGTTACTAAAACATATATTACTGAAATGAAAAATTATGCTGTCAATCAAGCAAAGTGGAAGTATGCTCGTGAATTCTGTAAAGATAATAGTTTAGAATTTAAAATCATAACAGAAGATCAGCTCTATGGAAACCGTAAATAGACTAGAGAATCTGGTTAGTGATATTATTGATATGGGTGATTCAGATGATATGATGCTTGCCATCACTGAAGTTCTGACTGATACTGAAATCATACCAGATGTAGGAAAGTATTATACTTTCATATATTCACCCAAGACACCTCGTATTAGATATGATCAATTTCCTTTAATTGCCTGTGTTGCTGTTTTCCAATGGGGATTTAGAGGTATTAATTATCATTGGGGTGGTGAATTTAGGAATTATACATGGGATGAGGTAGTGGGATTCTTGCATGTTGCTTATCCATTAGAGATGAATGACTTACGTTCTATCCCTTATCAAAATTTTAAGATAAATATCTAAAAACCATATACATGGCATTCAACGAAGATCTTTTAGGATGGGCAGTTCAAGATGACCCTAATCAATATAGGGGTGATTTTAGCATTAAGAAAAAAGTTGGAACTGTCAATTCACTTATAAATGCAATAGTTTTAACTAACAAAGCAAATGGGCAACATTCTGTTTATGAAGATAATGGTGCCCTAGAAGGTCTTGGAACGGAGTTATATAGTTATGATCCTGATGAGAATAAGATTGATATAAAATCAGAAGATGACTT